GCTTGCCTGTCAGCCGTTCCAAAGCCAGCTTAATGCGTAGATTGGTTCTGGTGGCGCTATAACCGCTTTTGGTGCGGGATAGGGCGTCAGCAACCTGTGACGCCCCCAGCGAACCGCATCGTGCAGTAAACCAATCTTCACTGCGCTGTTCGACATCAACCCGCATTTGGCAGTTTCCGTTCTAATGCCGTCTTTGCTGTTTCAAACAAATTCGATGGAAGCATTGCAATGGCTGGCACTTTGTAATGCGCTGCCATGACAGCTACGTCAGTGCCTGTGCGGTCAATTAAATCTTGTAGCACCGCAAATTGTTGCTGCGTGATGGGCTTTGCTGGCGCTGGCTGCTGGGCCTTAACCGCTGCGTTTCCGTCATCGTCTTCTGTTGGCAGACCAAAGCAAGTTTGCAGTGCATATCGCCGCGCATAAGTTAGGGCCGACCCGTAACCATGTGCGTCATGCTTATTGGCTGGCACGAACAATACGCCCATCGAAAGCTTGTCGCCGCTGCTGTGTATCAGGATAGTTTCGATTGATATGCCGCCTTCGCTTGGCTTGGGCATTTGCATGAATGCAAGGCCATGCTTCGCAAGGTGCGGCTTGATAGCGTCAATCACCGTCGGAAGGTCAGCGTATTTGGATTTGAAATGCGGGTTGCTGGCTGTCTTTGTTGCTGCCTCCAACTCCGCAAATGCTGCAACATATGCAGCGCAGATTTTGTCTTCACTCATTTTTTGCCCCTTATGCAAAACGTAAAACTTCAAGGCTGTCTGTGGTGTTATTTCTCTTTACCATTGCAGACCTAGCGCCCCATTTGTGAACGCAATATGCACTTATGTTCGATGATAAAATTTTGCGGTCAAAATAGCTAAACGGAACCGAAGCACTCCCACCAACTTCTAAATTTTCGATGTATGGCAGATAGTGCGAACGTGTTTCACCGTAAGCGTATTGCGAACTGGTGGATTTTTTGCGCGGCGGCTTAACTTCCAAAGTGCCAAAAATTTCGTCGTTAAACTGAATGGCATAAACTGCGCCAGCCGCATCAAGCAATCTGATGGCTTTGCCAACAGCCTCTTTGTGGATACCTAATTTATCAGTCATTTCATTTTGCTCCTTAATAAAACCGTGGATAAACTTTGCGGACATTGAAGGTGGTGTGCCAATCATTGTCCAAAAGAATGTTGCCTATTTTTTCAGCCAACGCTTCTTTGAAATTTGGGTGACAGCCGCCAGCCTCAACGATTGCGTCAGCCGCATCGCAAGCTGGGCAGCAAAAAGCAGAGGTCAGCCCAAAGCCGCAAATTGTGCAAGTTTCGATGTTCATAATGTTTGCTCCTTGCGTTTTTTATGCAACCCCCATTTACATTTGTAAAGCATTTTTTTATATGGCGTTTGCATTTAGCAAAAAGGACATAAAATGACGTTAAGCCATCAAGCCGTTATGCGTATTTACGGACGCGCTGCTGAACACAATATCACTGCTGGAAAGCTTGCCAAAGCCGCTGGCCTAAGTCGGGTCACATTGAGCAACTGGAAGCGCAAACGCTCAACGCCAATGTTGGAAGCATATCTTGCTGTTGAACAGGCATTGGACGAATTGATTTCGGAGAAAATCAGAAATAGGCCCCCGCGCAGTAAGTCGGATAAAAAAGAGATGTGGGACGCCTTTTTAAATGATGATGACCAAATTTTCTTTCAAAAGCCAACAATCGTTGATGGGCGCACATCGGAATAATGGCGGTGTTTAATCGTCGGTCAAAGTTCAACGCCAAGAAAGCGTATTGCGCCCAGTGCCACAAGCATGACAGCAAGCGCGAAGCTGCGCGTTGTGATGAATTGCATACATTATGGGCTGCGGGTGCGATTGCCGATTTGGTCATCCAGCCGCAGTTTTGGTTTTTCATTAACGGCAATCAGGTGAAGCACGATAACGGACGGCGCGTTGGATATAAGCCAGATTTTGCCTACACGGAAGGTGGTCGGGATTGCGTCGAAGATGTGAAGGGCATGGTCACAGCTGACTTCACTTTACGCAAAGCGTTATTCAAAGCCCTGTTCCCGACAATCGAATTTAGGCAAACAAAGTAGCTTTATAAAAGGCTGATATTTAGGTAAGGGGGGCCAGCGAAATTAAGGAGCATCAAAATTTCGCTGGCCGCAACGCTTTACAGGAGCATCGCATATGAACAATTATATACACCACAATACAATCGCGCAAGGCACTTCGCAATGAGCGCCCATCACTTCGACCCTGCCATTGCCGCACAGGTCGGTTGTAACGCCGCTGTTATTTACCAAAACCTATTTTACTGGGCCGAAAAGAATGCCGCAAATGACAGGCATTTTTACGATGGTCGCTGGTGGACATACAACAGCATATCAGCATTTTCTGAACTATTTCCGTATCTCACTGGCAAGCAAATCCGAACTGCTTTGGAGAAGCTGGAAGCCAGTGGATTGGTTATTAGCGGCTGTTATAACAAGTCAGCTTATGACAGAACAAAATGGTATGCACCGACTTGCCTAAACGTGAAAACCCATTTGCCCAAAAGGTCAAATGAACTGGCCCAAAAGGGCGAGCCAATACCAGATATAAAACCAGATATAAAACCAGATAGTAAACAAAATATAGGGGATTTACCCGATTGGATGCCTGTCGCAGCTTGGTTGGGATGGGTTGAAATGCGGAAGGTGAAAAAGAAGCCGCTAACAGCCAGAGCCACAATGAAGGCGATAAACAAGCTTGATGCAATGCGCCAAGCTGGTCAGGACATAGTGGCAGTATTAGACCGAAGCACATTGAACTGCTGGGCAGATATTTACGAAATAAAGGGGCAATCACATGGAAAAGAATTTGATGGAATGGGCGTTACAGAACGAGCAGCACGACAAGCACTCCACGAAATATCAGGCGGCACTGGAAGCTTTGAAAGCGGCGCAGGACAAATATCGACAGGCAACATCACAGGAAATAATCACACTCTTATCACCGTGTCTGATGCTGTGCGCACCATCAGGTATGCAAGAGACGGAACGGACAGCTTGGTATAAAGCCGCCATCATGACGGTGAACCATATACCGCTCTCGATATTGCAACGCGCCTGTGAGCAAGCCCGTCGCACCTGTGACCACCCTGCAAAGATTGTGCCGTTCATCTGCAATTTTGAACCTGAAGCCGTCCGCTGGGCCAATGACGCGATACATCACGCACAGGCATTGGTTGATAACTTCAATGCCCCACGCATCACCAAGCAGGAAAAAGAATATATCACGCCAGAAGAATTTGCGGCGCTGAAAGAGGAATTGATGCAATCACTGAACACCAAAGAAGGAATGAACTAATGATTTATGCCAACCTAATCCGTGAATGGGCCAAAGACCGCAACCTGATTGAAGGCAGCACGGTTCAAGCGCAATTCGTCAAGCTGATAGAAGAAATCGGTGAACTGGCCGAAGCCATCGCCAAGGGCAAAGACGAACAGTTTATGGACAGCATCGGTGACGCCTTCGTCGTGTTGACCATCTTGGCAGCGCAAAAGAATTTGGAAATTGAAGAATGCGTCGTTCACGCATGGCGCGAAATCAAAGACCGCAGGGGCCGCATGGTTGACGGGATTTTTGTCAAAGAGGAATAAATCCGAAATAAATGAAAAAGGGGGTTTACATCATGTGAACCTCCTTTTATAAGGGGTCATCAACCACAGGGGCGTTGCCCCGCCATTTAAGGAAAAACACCATGACTACATTGACTGCAAACGAAATCACCGCCCTCAAGGTTTGCTTGAATTACGACAGCCGCGCTAACCAGCATTCGGACAACTACAGCAACGGCGGCCAAAAAGAATTTAAGGCTGCACTGGGTTGGAACGACAAGCAAGTATCTGCCCTTATCGCATCGCTGGAAAACAAGGGTATGGGTTACGGCGATGACAACGAAGGCAACGGTCACATTTTTTGGTTGAGCGACCTTGGAGTTGACACCATCTTCGACATTATCGAAGCGGAATAATCCAGCGGGGGCTTCTGCCCCCACCCACCAGAGGCCAAGCCTCGCCATTACGGAGATGTAAAATGACAGTCGTTACACAAGCAATCGAAACCAAATACATTAAAGCCACCAATGTCACTGGTGGACGCATAAAAGCAATGGCATGGGCTGGCAGCGTCACACTTCCATACGACCATGAATTAAGCGTCGAAAAGAACCACAAGAAAGCCGCTTTTGCATTGCTTCTTAAACTGCGGTGGAACGGCAAGTATGCCCAAGGCGGCAACGTCAAGGGCGATGGCTACTATTTTGTAAACGTGGAGGGCGCATAACATGATAACCCCAACGCTAAACATGAACGGCTCAAGCGCAGATGACCTTATCAAGCCGCGCTTGAAGGCAATAAAGCTTATGAAAGATGCTATTGAAGCGTTGCTGCAAGTCACACCAAACGGCAGGGATTACGCAAGCTATGAAAAATGCGTAGCTGATAGAAAAAAACACTACGACCGCATTGAAGTAATCCACGATATTTGGAACGAAATTTATAGCGAAGCCATAGACATAAAAGAACAGGAGCAAGGGGCATGACGCCACGCGAAAGAAACCTCACCATCATTGACCACATCGCATCCGAATATGGATATGATAGGCATGACGTTGTTGGCAAAAGGCGCTTTAAGGTGCTGGTTGAAATTCGTTACGAATGTATAAAGCTATTCCGTGAACGTGGTTACAGCACACCAGAAATCGGCAGGATTTTGAACCGTGACCACAGCACCATCGTTCACGCATTGCAAAAGATAGCAAAAATGGAAGCAGCAGAATGAAACCATCAGACTTAAAGTTGGCAAGAAATTTCCTTGGCTACAGCCTAAACGATATGTCCGACGCATTGCGTCTATCACCGACAACGGGTGCGACCACCCTTCGCAAAATGGAGGCTGGCAAGGTCAATATCACAGGCCCAATTTCCGTTGCTGTGGATGCCATGCTAAAAGGATATGACCCTTTTGAAGACGAAAACGATGATGACTGCTTCGGATTATATGAGCGACCTGATACGATATAAGCACAGCGCCGTTAAGGATAAGGATGCACTGCTTGCCAAATGGCGCAAGCATCAATGGTCAAATGAGGCAATGCGGCAATGGGCGAACTGGCAATGGAAAGAATTTGTCGGGTAATTATGCGACAGTTGCCAAAATGAAAACGGATGTATAACAAGGGGCAATGAGCAACCCCAAAATTGAACAGCGCCTTGTCGCTGACTTAATCCCATATGCTGCAAACAGCCGCACCCATTCCGATGCCCAAGTCGCCCAGATAGCGGCAAGCATAAAAGAATTTGGATGGACAAGCCCCATTCTAATAGATGGCGATAACACTATCATTGCAGGGCATGGGCGCTTATTGGCCGCACGGAAGCTTGGCATGGAAGAAGTGCCAGCCATTATCCTTGACCACCTTAGCAAGCCACAGCAACGCGCATTGGTGATAGCCGATAACCAACTTGCTCTGAACGCAGCGTGGGACATGGACATGCTGAAGGCAGAAATTGAGGGTTTGAGTGATAGCTTCGATTTGGATATTTTAGGCTTTTCTGAAATCGATTTAGAGAAGTTGATTAATGGTTTGGATTATAGCTTATTAGATGAAGATGACCTTGATGGGCAGCTAGATGAAATGGCCCGTGATGTTAAAAAAGCAATCCAGATTGAATTTGAAGCTGAATATTATGCGGAAGCACAGGCCCTTGTGCAGTTTTGGCGCAGCCGTGGCGGTAATGTCGGAATGATGTTGATTGAAAAGCTGAAGGCAGAGAAAGAAAAGCTGTGAAGCAAGCAATTTTTTTAACTGGTGCTATGGGTTCGGGTAAAAGCACCTTGTTACGAAATGCGTCTTTTGTCAGTCAGGATGGCTATATATGCAGGTGCAAAGAATTTGATATTTTGGGGCGAAACCAATTAGGCGCAGATAGCCTGTCAAACGATACAAAATCTATCGTATGGAACAGCCTGAACGCATATGAAGGCAAGCTGATTATCGCTGGCGAATATTACAGCAAGCAAAAGGATATAAACATTTTAGCTGATATGGGTTTCAGCTTAAAATGCGTTTTGCTTAAAGTGCCACGCGAAACGATTTATCAACGTGTGATAAAGCGGGGCGCAGGGGGCTGGAATGAAAAAACATATGCCACCAATCTGGTAAATAGGGTAAACTTTTTCAAAGCGTTTCGTGGGCCGAAAGAAATCTGGGCTAATTCAACGCTGGAAGAAGGCGTTGCCAACTTTGGCAAATTATGTGCGTTATGACATTAAAATCATGGTGGTGTGAATGAAACATATTGAATTACAAAGTCGGCCGTATCCTGAAAAAGTTGGCGGCACTTGCGGAACTATTGAGCCGAACCTCACAGAAGATGCCATATTTTACGAGGATGGCATCCCTGTTGGATTTTATATAAAGAACCTATCAAGCTATTCAGAAAAGGCCAGTAGCTACGCTGAACTTGCTGACAGGGAATTGCGAAGCCCAAGGGTTCCTAAATCCGAAATGCGTAGGAGCAGTGGCTTGCATGACGCGACATTCGACGTAAGGCAATATTCTGTAATTCTTGGAGGAGTGCCACCCAAGCCCCATATGCGCCGGAACTATCCAACTGTTTCCAGTGTTCACTCTGTTGGCAGCGCCGCAAATTTTATCAAGGCGATGCTTTTGCTATGCCGTGAAAGTGAAAACATTATTAAGGAAATCATGCCAGAGCAGTATGAATTCCAAAAGCTGGCTATTCAGCAAAACGCGCCGCCTGAATATCGTTTTGGGGAATTATTCACCAGCAGCATTTCTAATTTCAATATTGCTGCAAATTATCACACAGATAATGCGAACCTTCGTGGCTGCGTAAATGTCATAATTGCAAAGCGGAAATCATCAACTGGCGGCAACACCACTATTCCAGAATATGGCGTTACAGTAGATAGCTGCGATAATTCAATGCTGGTATACCCCGCTTGGAAAAGTCTGCACGGCGTAACACCTATCATCCCACTTGCTGAAGGCGGATATAGGAATAGCCTAGTTTTCTATCCTTTAAAATCTTTTGCAAAGTATGTTTGATTATGGAAGCTAAACTGACCGCAAAGCAGGAAGCCTTCTGCCAAGCCATAGCAGACGGCATGGGGCAAGCAGACGCTTACCGCACCGCTTATGACGCCGAAGGTATGAAGGATAACACCATTTATCCGCTTGCATCTAAGTTGATGAACAACAGCAAGGTTGCCACAAGGGTTGCGGAATTGAAAGCACAGGTTGCTGAAAAGCAATTATGGACACGCGAAATGTCCGTTAAGGGCTTAATGAGCGCATACCGCATTGCACTGGAAGCCAAAGCATCAACAGGCATGACGGCTGCGGTCAAAGAACTAAACATCATGCACGGCTATAACGAACCGACCAAGCTGGCTGTGAATATGAACTTCAAGCCCATCACGGATGAAGATTGGCTTTGACCTTCACGCCAAGCCAAAGCGATTTCATATACAGCACAGAGCCATTCCCTGCTTTCGTCGGCGGATTTGGCTCTGGCAAGACGGCTGCGGGTATCGCACGGCTAATGCGCTTAAAGCGTTATTGCCCGTATCAGGATGTGGCATATTATCTGCCCACCTATCCGCTGATTGAAGACATCGCCTTTCAACGCTTTCCCGCATTGTTTGAGCGCAACGGCATTCCGTTCAAGCTGAACCAGCAAAAGGCAGTGCTGGAAACGGAATTGGGCCGCATCGTTTTCCGCAACATGGAACAACCTGACCGCATCGTCGGTTACGAAGTCGCTCACAGCATCGTGGATGAACTTGATACGCTGCCCATCGAAAAGGCACGGGCTGTCTGGAACAAGATTATCGCCCGTAACCGCCAAAAGGCATTTACTGTTGGTGGCAAGCCCGTTCGCAATACTGTCGGCGTTGCCACTACGCCTGAAGGTTTCCGCTTTGTGTATGACCGCTGGGTCAAGAACAAGGCTGATGGCTATGCGCTGTATAAGGCCAAGACATCCGACAATGCCGCCAACCTTCCACCTGATTACATCCAGAACTTGCAAAACAGTTACAGCGCCAGCTTGCTTGCTGCATATCTTGATGGTGAATTTGTCAATCTGACCGCTGGCAGCATATATCCAGAATTTGACCGCAGGCTGAACATCACCTTTGCGACCATTGAACAGCGCGAACCACTGCACATCGGTGTTGACTTTAACGTCAACAATATGAGCGCCGTCGTGTGCGTGATACGCAATAATGACCCGCTGGCACTGGATGAA